CATAAACATCTGCTCCAAGTTCATTACAGAGCGCCTTAGCAACCGTAGTCTTACCAATACCAGGAGGACCAGCGAGAAGCATATTAGGAATCTCGCCCTTATTTAGAAAGTCCTTAAACATCTGCTTGGCAGAGTCAGGAAGAATACACTCATCAATAGTTTTGGGGCGATATTTCTCCACCCAAATAAAATCACTCATTATCTAGAACCTCAATGTGAGACAAAAACTGGGCAGGAGTATTCCACCACATTTGTTGGGCATCCGACCAGTTATCAAATATTGTAGCATTCCCATGAATGTCTACAACCTTATACCGATGACGGATATAAGGTTCTTTAGACGTTTCGGTAAAATACCGAGAGTCAGTTTTAGGAATCAGTTTCATACCCACTCAGGTTTGCGTTGTGGCATACGAAGATAGTTGTCTTTCACCCAAGGTTTGGATGCAATATACATCTTGTATGCGTCAAAAGTAGAAATACTAGTATCAAACTTGTATTCCTCAGGCATTGCTCGTGCGAAAGGAGTTACTTCATCCAATCTACCTTTAGGAAAAAGATAGTAAGCATGAGTAAGAGTCCCCTCACAGGAGTGTTGTCTATTATAGCGTAAAGTATACTCTTGGCACAAGTTTAATCCCCACTTGATGAGCCAATAGGCATTATCCACCGTCTGAGCCGCCCATTTCGTACATGGGTGGTTTCGGAATGCTCCTTTCTGTGTCTTGTAGGCAGTGCCGTCTTCTTTGGGAAGAATCCCATAATCATGATACCAGGGAGAAGCAATAATGCTAAGCATCTGGCAGCATTCGAGCGGCATCTTGACTATGTGTTTGTCAGGAAGACAGATAGCACTCTCAGCAGGGAATGGGTCTGTGACAAAGATATTCACTGGAAAAACTGATTGATGTATCTTACACCCCAGTCTAATGCCTGAAGTGGGATATCGGAAATGTTTTGTGCCAGAACGTCTTTTGCTGTAACAATTCTCTCTTTACCCAGAGCACGAATACAAGCACCAGAAACGACCATAAACTCTTTAAAGTCTTCTTCATTTCCGTTTTTGAAACCACTGATATAGAGGTCTCTAACCTCTCTCAGAAGTTTTTCTGTCTCTGGCTCAAATGCAATGGTCTCTTCCTTTAAAGGAATTTGCATTCTCTTCATACAGGACATACTAAATTTCATTGCTTTGCGAGTCTCATAGGTGGAGTAAGCAAAGATTTGCTTCTCCCTATAAGCGTGCTGCATAACACCGTTAGCACATTCCATTACACGAAGGACAGCAACTTTGTCCTTCTCACCATCAGACAGATTATTGAAAATAGTGCTCCAGTCTTTCATTCAAGTGGTCTCACAAATTCATTGGAAATAATGTCTCTAGCATCAAGTGCCTCATACATGTATGTTACACCAGCACGGGGAGATGTGTGGTCTCCGCAAGTAAAAACATCACAAACTGCCATACCAACCTCTGGCCAAGTATGAATGCTGATATGAGACTCAGCAAGCATAGCGACAGCGGTTACACCTTGAGGATCAAACTTATGTGAAGAAAGATCCAACAGCGTGCTTTTACAAACTTCTGCTGCTTTTACAAGCACGCTGCGAATGTGTGCCTCATCATCCAGCAAACCATAAGGGCAAGACTTGAGGGTAAAGAGAATGTGTCTCATCAACCAAAAGTGGAATCAGGTTCCAGAGCGATGAAATAAGTCAGGTTGTACTTAGTGTTGGTAAACTGAGAGAGCAGTTTGGAGGAAACTACAACATCATATGCACCAGGAATAATCTTGATGTTTTCTACCTTGAAGTTGAAAGTAAACTCTTGGTCAGTCTCACCCACAACGATAGCATACTCATTAGAAGTATCATTCTTCTTGTCACGGACGACCAGTTTGATGACACCTGCTTCACCAACAGCAGACAGGTCAGGCAGTTGATAGACTGCTGCTGCCTTCACTAGTTTCTCCAGAGAAGTGCTATCCAGTTGGAAGCAAACATCTTGAGAAGGAAGATTGATTTCTTTCTCAGGAGGAGCAATGATGACATTGGGGTCAGCGAAGAAATACTTCACACGACGCTTACCTTCACGGATACTAAGATAAGAATCTTCTTTGAAGTCAAGGTCAGGGTCAGCATGAAGACTCAAACCATTCAGAAACTGGTTGAGGTCATAGATAGCAAAGTCACGGGGAAACTCTTCAGTAATGTCTGCTTCAGCAAGAATATTCTTAGCAACAGAGATAGTGCGGAGTTTGGTCCCTTCCTTCACAAGAATAGAGTTGTTGATGCCCGCAAAATTCTTGAGGATGGTCAGAGTGTTGTCAGAGAGTTTCATAGTCTTTTCTTGGATCTTCATTGGTTGTAGGTTTCGCGGACAGCGTTTTTATCGTTGAAATTCATGAGGAGCACTGCATAGTGCAGAATCTTCATGATATCACGACGAGCACTACCTTTCTTATCATAACGGGAGGCATACTTGAGAATATTGCTGCGACAGAATGCCTCACCATCGCCACATGCTTCAATCAAATCAAGCGTTTGAATCTTTTGGTCACCAGCAGAGTAATGCTGGGTATAAGTCCCACGGATGTATTCAAGAAGCTCTTTGACGATTTCTTCTTCATTATACTTCCAAGGAGTTGCTGGAGAACTTGGAATCATATTAGTCATATTAAAAGTAAAATTCGAATCACTCATAAAGGGAGGCACATTTTTACCTCCCCCAATTATATCAGAAAGGTGCTTCTGACGCAACTTCTTCAGTAGGAAGTTGGAAGTCAGCATCCACCTTGTCATAAAGCTCAAGGAATGCTTGCTTGGTTTCATCATCAAAACGATTGACACAAACTTGGATTGCTTTTGCTTTGTCGTTGAAGATGCTGTAAGCACGGATAATGTGGACCAGGCGACGGGTGCTGATGATTTCTTCAATACCACCATCAAAGAAGGTCTTACGGATGATGTCTGCCCAGTCAGTCAGACGCTTACAGAAGTCAGTATCATTGACTCCGAGACCGAGAGAAACACCCTCAAGAATCTTTTGCTCAGTCTTGGGGGTAGGATACTCCTGCTCAAAAGTCACAGGGAATCGCTCAAGGAATGCCTCATTGAGAACATTGGTGCCAATGAAGCGACCGTCGTCACTGCCCTTACCCTTGGTATTAGCAGTAGCAATTACATTGAAACCAGCAGCAGGCTTAACCCACTTACCAATCTTTTTAAGGAAGACACCTTTACCTTCTAGAATGGACTGTAGGCAGAGGATTTTATTGGAAGCCAGGTCGATTTCGTCCAGGAGAAGGACTGCTCCCCGCTCCAGTGCTTCGATGACTGGACCGTTGTGCCATGCAGTATTCCCATCAACAAGCCTAAAACCACCGATAAGGTCATCTTCATCAGTCTCAATAGTAATGTTTACACGAATCAAATCACGCTTTAGTTGAGCACAAGCTTGCTCAACACCGAAAGTTTTACCGTTACCAGAAAGTCCCGTAATGAAAGTAGGATAGAAAAGACGGGACTCAATAATTTTCCGAATATCACCAAAGTTACCAAACTTGACGAAGGTATCATCTTTTTCAGGAATGAGATTTTGCTCAACAGCAGGAATAGCAGCAGGTGCTTTTACAGTTTCTTCAAGTTGCTCTCGCACCTCTTGGATAGTCAGATTCCACTTACCACGACCAGTCTTAAAGGGATTGAGTTTGTTGGTGACGGTCTGGTAGTTGGACCCATTCATAGCACACCAAGCACGAATGTCGGCGGCAGTCACAGACTCTCCATACACTGCTTGGAGAGAAGTGCGGATGTAGTCAGCGGAGATGGTCATTGAGTGGTTTGTTTTAACTGAAGTTATTATACACAAAAAAGGGGGTCGCTAGGACCCCCTGTGGACGGTTTAAAAAGTGTCCTACTTAGACCTTCTCAATTTTCTCTTTCTTCTTGGAGATTCACCACCAACCCACGCTTCATTTTCAGGAGTGTTTGGGTTATTAGCAATAAAATGACCGTTTTCATCTCTTGCTCTTACTGGTTCAACAACTTCCTCAACTACAGGCTCATGAGTTACTTCTACTACTGGTTCGGGAGCAGGTGCAGGAGCTGGTGCTGGTGCTGCCTTCTTTCCTCCCAATAATTCTCCGAATCTAGACATTGTTTCTAATGATTACTTTCTGGTATTTATCAGGCAACAAGTTCTACAAACTCTCCAAGGATTTTTTTATTCATCTTCTTAGACTTGAGACTTTTTGCAAAAGCAGATTTAATTTGAGTCTTAGTAGCATCCTCAGCAACCTCAAAATCAGCATCCTGAGCGAGGGCATTAGCAGAAAGACCAAAGTAAGTATGATATCCAGACTTTTTAATGGAGAATGCACGCTCCTTTCTCCAAGTGCTCATAGTCTTTTCGTGCTCTGGACCAAAGTATCCACAATACCGACGGATAAAACTACCAGCATCACGAGACTCAAGCACTCGAATACCAATGAAGTTGATATCCTTGAAGTTGTCACGGAGATTGCGAAGCAAGATATCAGTGAATTCATACCACTCACAGTCAAGTGAATAAGTCATACCAGTCTTGCGGTCACGCAGATAAGAGTTGGAGTAAATATTGGAAGTGCCCATGAAAGGGTCATCTTCAAAGCGACGATGCACTTCACGATGATACTTTAGCATTGCAGCTTCACCATCAGTAAGAATCACACACTGCACTTTCTGAAGTTTGTTTTCCTTCTGAAACTTAGGAAGAATCTGATGTAGAGCAATGAGAGTTTCATTAAGGGGAGTACCAGACAGACTCAGACCATAAGGAACGTTATAGCGAACGAAAGAATTCCAACGGAAAGCAGAAGCAAGACGGAAGATATTCTTCATCTGCTCTTCAAGAATTTTACCGTTGGTCTTGCTGGTAAGCATATTCATCAAAGAAAACCATTCTCCAACCTGAACCAAACTATCTTTCTTGGTATAAGCCAACTCTCGAAGGTTTGCTTTACCATCTTCATCATAAGATACCAAAGGATAGTCACTAGTGAAAGCATAAACCTCAAAAGGAATAGCAACCTTCTTACAAAACCAAACAAGGTTGAAGAGTTGCTTAACAGTATCCTGCATCACATCACCCATTGATCCAGACCAATCAAGAATAAACACCAGACCGTGATTCTTACCGTCAGCAAGGGTGGTGACTTTCTTGAAGAGGTCTTCGTTGTATTTGTAGGTGTGGAGTTTAGTGCAGTCCAGCACACCAGTGCGAGCAGTGGTGGCACGGGCGTAAGAGTCTGCTGCTTTGCGACACTCAAACTCTTTCACCAGATAGTTGACTTCTTTCTGAGCAGACTTCTTAAACTCAAGAAACTTCTTATCAACTTCACCAAAGATTTCTTCTGCGGAATATTCTTGCTCTTCAATCCATGAGTCCCAATATTCTTTACACTTATCGTGAATTTCTGCATTAGGGACAATAATTTTTTTTAGGTCAAGTTTTGGCAACTCAAGATAAACATTCTCAGGACCACCATTCTCAACCAATTGCTTGAGTGCTTCCTCAAGAGACTCCATGGTTTTGACTTCAGGGTCTTCATCAGTTTCACCACCAGAAGAAATAGTAGTCTGCTGTTGCTCCTCTGCTTGGGTTTCACCCTCACTTTTAGTTTCACCTTCACCTTCTTGCTGCTCATCAGTAAAATCTGAGGCAGGTTGAGTGCCACCACCTTGCTGAGACTCAAGAGAATCCATTTGTGTCTTAGTTTCCTCTTGCATCTTTGCTTTACAGAAAGCATAAAGTGTTTCTGCAGCAATAAGGACATCAGCAAAAGTTTCAGTCTCTCCAATCATAGAGATAATCTCTTTCTCATCATCCTCAAAGGGGATGTTTACAAAGTTGCCAAGTTTGTAATAGAGGTTGACTTTATCAGCAAGGTTGTAAGTGGTAAGGTCGTCATCAGCAATCTGAAAGAAGTCTTCTTCAGCAAGCTCTTCATAACCCTTGTAGAAGGTCTTGGAGAGACCAGCATAACGACGCTTCATCAGTTTTTCGATGCGAGCATCTTCAACCACATTCACAAACTGAGGTGGGATTTTATGTGTCTCCAACCAGTCCTCATCAGGAGTGTATAGAGCATGACCCACTTCATGACCAACCAAAAGGTCATAAACAGTATTGCTTGCTTTCTCCCACATAGGAAGAGTCAGCACACGAGTGTGGACATTAAAACAAGCAGTATCAACTTTCTTGTGCTCCACCACAAGGTCTTCGGTAGCAAGGAGCTTAGCGAGTTGAGACTTGATTTCGTGGCGGACGGGCATTGGTCTGTTGCGTATGGACCTATTATACAAAACAACCTCGCTTGTTAGGCGAGGTCATGTGCTGCTTTTTGAAGTGGCTCAGTCGTGCTTTTGCTTGTCGAAGTGCTTGCGGTTTCAGTTTACGCTTCTGCTCCTTCTTAGAGTGTTTCTGCCAGTTAGGGACATTCATTGGTCTTATGATGCTGAGGACATCTTACGGGAAAAACCTTTTACTTTTTCAAACCTTATGACACTTTCAAATTTGTCATGCATATCCTGTTTGTGGGAGATGACAAAAATATTAGCGTCTTTGATGACATAGCGAATAATCTTTAGGAACTCATCGGTGCCGAAACCATCAAGGGAGGAATCAAATACCTCATCCATAATCAGCAGGTTTGTATTAGCAGAGTTTTTGACTCTCGCTACCTCACGCCAGGTGAAGAGTAGGGATAGGTCGATTCTCATTTTCTCACCCTCGCTAAAAGAAGAATATGAAAAGTCTTCGTGAATGGGTGACTTTACTGTTTCGTTAAACTCTTCGTCAAGATGGAAGTTAATGTAAAAATCCATCATCTGAAGGTAACGGTTGACCTGCTGATTTATGAACGGAAGATACTTCTTAATGATCTTCGTCTTTACACCATCGTCCTTAAGTAAGGAATAGGCAAAATCGTGATAAACGATTTCTTGTTTTCTGTCTGAAAGGTCTTCTATTG